AGCGCCAGCAACACCCGCCGCGCTTCCGCGACGATCCGCTTGCAATGCACCCAGCCAACCTTGCGGGACCATGCGTCCAGCTGGATGTTCACCTCTTGCAGATCGATGCACTCAACGTCCTCGTAAATAGTAAATTCCGGCCCGAAGCTGATGTATCCCTCAGCCTCACCAAACGGCGAAGAAGGCACCCGGTCATAGACGCCGCTGATCAGCGCCATCAGATCCGCATTTGCCGTGAGGGCCTGGTAGATGGCGGATTGCAGTTCTTCCGATGGGCTGCTCATGATGTCCAAGCCTTCCTGATGGCCCGGGTGATTGCACCCCGGACCCGCGTCTTGTTGGCCCGCCAGGCGGGATAAAAGAACGGGTTCGCGGGCATGTTCTTGGTGCCAAACTCTTGCAAGCGTGCGTTCTGGAATACCGTGCCCCGGCGAACGCCAGACTTCTTGCCTGCCGCCTCGCCTGTCACAAGCGTGCTGGTGTCGCCAGCCTTCAGCATGACCCCGATGAAGTCGGCCCTGCGGTTCGTCTTCACGCCCGATGAAGCGTTGCCTGCACGGCTGGCATATGCGCCCTTTGGACCGCCCGCCAGCGCGATGCTATCCACGTCCTCGACCCGGATTGACTTCAGCAGCTTGCCTTCATCGCGCGGGGCAAGGAAGCGCATTGCAGATGCGGTCTGCTCACCGCCATTCCGCGCCGCATTTTTGGCCGCAGCCCTGACAGCCGCCGCCTTGCGCCGAAACATGGCTTGCACCTGCGGGATGCCGTTAACCATCTGCGACCCCCGACTCCGCCAGAAACTCCAGATCCCGCTTGCGCTGATCCGTCGGGCGCAGCGGTTCGCGGATGTTGTATGTGACGCCGTTGACCTTGACCCGCCAGCCGGGGCTGACAGCCCTCGTCGCCTCGTGCGACCTGACCGTGATGATGACTGGCTGTCGCCCCTCAAGGCGGGCAGCTATGACGGACTCAGACCCCCGCAGATAGCGGATCGACACCCGTTCATCGAAGCGAGGCACCCAATCCGCAACAGAATTGCCGAAGCCGTCCGGTTGCTCGATGCGCTCCTCGAAGGCAGCAAAATCGAGCTTGCGCATCAGTCTTCCGCCTTGGCCTTAGCGACCTTGATGGCCTTCGCCCCGGCCAGAAGCTCGGCCCTGTCGTCGGGAAGTTCCAGCTTGTCACCCTTCTTGAAGGGGACGCCGCCGTAGAGATGATCTTTGCTGAACTCAACCGTTTTCACAGTGTCGCCCTCCTGAATGCGGAAACCTTGAGGGCCACAATCGCGCGAAGCCTGTCCACGTCGATCTCGTCGCCCTGCTCATAGAATGACCGCGCCATGAAGTGACCGGCCTCCTTGATGGCGTGGGGGACCTGATCGACCTCCCACCCCGCAGTATATGTAACCGTGACGGGACGCACAGCAGACGGCCACGTCTCGCCATGCCTCAGCCGCAAATGGCCGCTCTTGACGTCATAGATCGGGCCAAGAGCCTGTTCCACGCCGTCGGCGTCCAGGTAGGTCACCGATACGCTCCGGGCGTCGTCGGGGAAGCCCAGATCAACGTCCGCGAAGCTATCGAATTCCTCGGTGAACTCCTGCGCCACAACCGGGCGGCGCAGGATGCCGTTTTCAGGATCGGCAAGGTAGCTCTGCGCTGAGTCCAGATAGCCCTGAAGCTCCGCGTCATCGTCTTCAAAGGTGATGTGCAAGCGCCGCTTCAGTTCGGCCAATTGGAGAAAATCAGGCATGAGCTACCCTCCAGATCACGCCACGCCGTCGTTGTATACGAAGGCTTCGGGGCGAGTGACTTCCAGTGCCAGGCGCTTCTCGAACAGGATCGTGACCATGTTCTCCGAGAAGTTGTCGCCGTCTTCGGTCGAAGCGCGGACGGTCATGCCCATGCGATCCCAGATCTGCGCGCCGAGCGAGAAGGCACCGACCAGGAACGTGCCAGGCAGCATGCTGTCCGAGGTCACGACCGGCATGCCCCACAGGGTGGGAACCGCTCCGCTGGTGACGGACGAGAACAGGTAAGCGCCCTGAGTGTCCTTCAGCAGCTCGATCTTGGCCCAGTCTTCCGGGTTCATGATCACACCAGAAGCCGGATACAGCGCCTTGCGGACCTGAAGCTTGGCGATGCGGATGTCATCGACCAGGGTCGCGGGGGTGTAGCCGGTGGCCGTTGCTGCGGCATACGCGGTGGCGACATCCAGCAGGCCGTCGGCTGCCGTGCTACCGTTCAGCAGGTAGTCTTCTTCCTTCAGCAGCAGGCCGTAGCGACCGCGACCGTCGATATAGCTGCGCATCATGGGCGCATCGTCCAGGACTTCCATCGAAACACGGAAGCGGTGCGCGATCTTCTCGACCGGCACAATCTCCTCGCCAAAGGTCAGTTCGGACTTGGGCTTCAGGCCACCTTCCGCAACGATGGCGGCGTTATTGGTGAAGCCCGTTTCCACGATCGAGCGGATCGAGTTGGACGAGGTGGAACCGGCAGGAATCAGGCTGCGGATGCGCAGGTCGATCATCTGCGGCATCACCATGCCGGACTGCTGCTCGGGAACCAGGACCGAACGCGAGACGCCGGTTGCGATCTGGCCGCTGTTCAGGATGTCCTTCATTTCCAGCATGATGGTCGTGGGCTGCTGGGTCGTGGCTTTCGCCTTGAACTCTTCGCTGTCCACGAACTGCTGGCCGAGGCTCTTCACCTCGCGACCGGCAAACATCGACGCCATTTTCTTTTCGTGGGCGGTGATCGAGGCGTTCAGCTTCTCGATGTCCTGGCTGGACTGCTCCAGACGGCCCTTGATGTCGGTCGCGTCGGCGTCCGATTTGGTCTTCAGATGCTCGATCTGCTCGGCCAGATGCGTCGATTTGGTGTCACGCTCTTCGAGCATGCTCTTCAGTTCGCCGCGAAACACTTCGCGGAGTTCGGTATTGTCCGTCATGGTATTGATCCTGTGATGTGGGGATGCAGCTTCAAAGGCCGCGAAGTGCGTTCCGAATGTCCAAGATGCTCAGACGTTCTTCTTGCCCTGTGCTCACCTCACGTTCCGCACGGACACGGGCCACAGCAGCCGCCGCTGCCTTGGCCTCATCAGCCGAGAAGTCTGCCTCACGCAGAATTCCCTCGACAAATCTCTTGATCTCGATGGGATCAGGGTCGGTCAGCGATTTCACCGACTGAACCAGCGCATCAGGAAGCATCGGGAAGGTCACGAAAGACACCTCCCACAAATCAACCTTGCGCAGTTCCCGCCCGCCAGACGCCTTGATCGCATCGATGGCGCGATAACCGATGGACATGCCGTCGATCGCACCGAATTCCAAGTTTGAATGGACGTCCTTGCCCAGGGTGCTGTTCAGGTTGATCCGGCCCTCGACATGGAGGCCGTTGTCATCCTCTGCGAACTTGTCCCACACGCCGACCACCTGGCTGGGGTCGTGTTGGAACAGCATTTTGGGCTTGCGTCGCAGATCGCCAAAAGCGCCCTTGACGACGATATCGCCGCCCTGGTCGCGAATGCCGAACTTCGACGCATAGCCGGTGACTTTCCCGCGCTGGTCAACCTCAGCCTCCAGCGGGGCGAATTTGGTTTGGAGCTTCATTTGCCCCTCCTGGGGTTGGTTTCGGTTGCCAGTAATTGTCGCCCTTCGCAGGCAGGTTGAACGGCGAAAGCCCTTGACGAACCTCGTCGGGCGTCATCCAGGCAGCATTTCCGCCGCCGCCGAGTGCGCGAGAATAAATCTCAGCCCTGACCTGCGGGGTTGTCCGCATCAGAGCATTCTCATCGAAGTTCGGCCTGGCCTGCGAGTTGCGGAACAGCGAACGCCGCAACGCCGCCTCCCACCGCCCGATCCAAGGGGCCATGGTCTGCACCTGGTGGAACAGCATGGCATCCGAAACCGCCCCCTGCGCGCCGCTGCCTGCGGTCTGCATCAGGAAGTATGGATGCACGCCGTAGATGCGGCCAACCTCTTCGATCTGATACTTCAACGTGTCGTTCATCTGCTGATCGGCAGATGTCTGGACGAGCTGCTGGAATTTGCCGTCCATATCCACGACCGCGATGCCGGTCTTGCCGAATTGCTTCTGCCAGCTTTCCTTGAGGCGGGCCACGCTGCCCTTGCCTTCGCCTTCCTTGACGAAAAGAACCCCGTAGGGTGCAGATCCATCAGCGAACTGCGCTTGCTTTGCTTGCAGCCGGATCGACAGGCCCAGCACTTTGGCGCATGCCTTGGTGACATCCAGGCCGCAGTGCATATCCCAACGCGGCGACGTGATCTCCAGGATGTCAGACCGCGTAAAGTCGCCGTAGATGCCTTCGTTCTCGATGCTGACCGGCAGCACATATTCGCCGTCCTTGTAGACCCAGGGGCCGCACCACGAAGGATGCAGCGGGATCAGCTCGACAGGCTTGCCAAGCG